GCGTCAAGCAAATACACGACGGCACTGGGCCTGGCGACCACGACCAGTGAACTGACCGTGAATTTGCAATCGTCGGGCGTCACGAACAGCGCATGAAACTACCAGCAGACAACATGCGGCACCGCGCCATTCTCCTGACGTCTGACGAGTCGGGCGACCCGTACGGCCAGCCGACGCGTGCGTGGCGTCAGCAGGGCCAGCCGCGCTGGGTGAGCATCGAACCCCTGCGAATACGCGACATCTTCGCCGCAGACCAGAACCAGACCACCGAGACGCACGTGGTGCGTATGGCCTGGACGCCGACACCACCCACAACGCAGCAGCGTCTGCAACTGCTCACCACCGGCCGCCTGTTTGAAATCTCACGCGTTACCGATCTGGAAGAGGAACACCGCGTCACCGAATTACTCGTGACCGAGCGGGCCGATGGAACCACCGATGGCTAAATCAGGACGAGTCGGCGCCGCGTTGGAATTGCGGGGTATCGAAAAGACCCTGGACGCTATGAATCTCCTTGAAGTCAAGGTCCAGGAACGCGTGTTGACGGGTGCGATCAAAAAGGCGGCCAAGCCATTCGTCAAAGCCGCGCGGCGAAGGGTGCCGTCGGAAACGGGGCTTCTCAAATTCGCCATGGGATCGGTCACGAAGAAATACAAAAAGGCGCACAGCGCCGTGGCGATCGAGGTGATGGGGCCACGCCGCAACGTCGCCGGAAAAAAGGCCGAAACGATACGCGGCCAAGCTGGCAACGCATCACGCGAACCGGCGAATTATGCACACCTGGTCGAATTCGGGACCGGCGGCCACACGATCCAACCGAAACGGGGCGCCGCCCTGGCCACGCCTGACGGGCCGTTTGCGGTGGTCGACGTAGAGGGTGCACGGCCACAGCCATTTATGCGAAACGCCTGGTCGGCGACTCAGCGACGCATGGAGAGCATATTGCACGTGCAGCTGAGTAAGCGGGTCGCAAAGGCGGCAGAAGACGCGCGGCGCCAGTCGCGTGAACGGAAGACCCGCGCCGTGGTCAAGGGCACCCAGAAATTGACAGCGAAGGGCAGGCGGGGCGTTGGGTCGATCGTCCGAGTGGGGGCGCTATGACACTTGCCACCGACCTGCACGGATACCTGACGCGACGCGTTGACCTGGCCGACCTGGTCGATGGTCGAATCTTCGTATCGAGCGTGCCCGCAGGCGTGTCTATGCCGTACCTGGTCATCCAGCAGATCAGCCTGGCCAGCGACAGCAACATGGCCGCCGCGTCGGGTCTTTATACCGCCGGGTGGCAGTGCGACTGTTACGCCGAAAGCGTGGCAACGTGCGACGAAATGGCCGAAACCCTGCGCCAGTGCCTTGACGGCTACCAGACCGACGATTTCCCAACCGTCACCCTGGAGGCCATCACCCTGGAGGGCGACAGGATGTCTGCGTCATACGATCGGCAGGGCGAACTGAACTATACGCAGCGGCGGTCTATAGACATCACCATTTGGTATCTAACCAGCGTGCCGACATTCCCGGCAGCGTAAATAGGGGCTTTTTGAAATGGCAACAAAAACAGGGCACGGCGCAGCGGTCACGATTTCAGGCATTACGCTGCGAGAAATCACCGATATTTCGTGGAGCGGCATAAGCCGAAACGCGGTCGAAACCACCAATATGGCAACCGGCGCCGCGACGTCGAGCCTCGGCGGCCGCAGCTATGTCGCGGCATCGCCCACCGACGCCGGGGAAGTGACCGTCGAAGCCAATTTAGACACAAACGTGGCCGGTGATGGCTGGATTACCGCAATCGACGCGGCCGCCAGTGACGTGGTTCTTACGTTTCCAGACAGCGGTGGAACCTGGACCGCTAACGGATTCGTCACCAATTTATCGTATAGCGTGCCCCTGGAAGACAAGATGTCGGCCAGTATTACCGTGAAACTGACCGGAAATATTGTGGTTGCGTAACAAAGGGAAAAACCGATGGACGTGAAAAAGTGGCTTGAGGGCGACGGCGGCGAGCAGGTGCCCGTCGCGGGTTTGGGCGACGTGTTTATTCGACCGATCACCGTTTCGGAAATGTCGGGATGTAAGCAGCGGGCCGTGGCGGCGGCGGCCGCGTTGGACGTTGACGAGGAAACGGCGGCGACGCTGGCAATGTGCGCCGCGACGGTGCTTGACGTGGACGAGCGTAAACCGTTGTTCACGGCGGCAGACCTGGCGGGCTTGCCAATGGCGCGTCTCACTGGCCTGATTGAGGTGGTGGGCAGAATCAACGGATTCGACGCCGACCTAGAGGATCTGGCGGGAAAATTGCCGATGACGGAGAACGCCTAATGTGGCTGCGGGTCGCGGAATTCCTGCGTTGCACGCCGAGCGAAGCGCGGCGGCGGTGTACCGTGCCCGATTTCCTGGAGATCGCCGCGTATTGGCTGATCGACCCCTGGGGCCGTGAACGCAGCGACCTTCACGCGGGGATTATTGCCGCGACGGTCGCCAACGCCAGCGGCAGCAGACGCCAGTTCAAGCCGCGTGACTTCATGCCGAAGATATTCCAGCGCAAGAAATCAGCCCAGGAACTCGGGGCCTGGTTCGGCCAGTTCGCCAAGGTCCATAACGCGATCGTAGGGGGCCAGGACAATGGCTAAAAGAACTGTCATCGGCCGCCTTTCGGCCATTCTGAGCCTGAGCAATAAGGCGTTCAACGCGGGCCTGGCGAAGTCGGGCGGAAAGTTGCGCAAGTTCGGCAAGCTGGCAAAGGGCGTGGGCGCGGTGGTCGGTGCGTTGGGCGGCCTGGTGGTCGGGTCGGCGGTCGCGTTGGGAATGTTCGTAAAGGCGCACGTCAAGGCCCTGGAGGCCCAGGTCAAATTCGGCCAGCGCCTGGGGATTGCCATAGACCGATTGCAGGGCCTGCACGTCGCGGCCAAGCTGGCGGGCGTCGATATTCAGCAGCTGAACATCGGTATGCAGCGTATGGGGCGACGCGTGGCCGAAGCGGCCCAGGGCCTGGGCGAAGCGCAGGGGGCCCTGAAGGAACTGGGACTAGACGCCAAGGTGCTGTCCAGGCTGAGTATCGACCGCCAGTTCCTGGCGATCGCCGACGCCATGGGCGCCGTGAAAACACGCGGCGACCAGGTGCGGCTGACGTTTAAGCTGTTCGATTCCGAGGGCGTCAGCGTCATCAACATGCTCGATATGGGTGCCGAGCGACTCGGGCGAATCATGCAATTCGCCCAGAAGATCGGCGCCACCATTGACCAGGACACGGCGCGGGGCGTCTCACGCACGGCCGAGGCGTTGACCATGGCCCAGGTCGCGTGGGAGGGCATGAAAAACGTGATCGCGGTGGCGTTCATGCCGCACATCGAAAGCATTGCGCTGTCGTTCGCCAAGTGGGTGTCAGATTCAGACACCATGAAGGCAAATATCAAGGACATCGCGGGCGAATTATTAGATACCGCAAAGTCGATCGGCAACGTATTCGCCACGATTGACAAGCTTTTCGGCTGGTTCGCCGAAACGGGCAAGAATCTCAACTGGATGAAGTCGGTCATGCCGTCGGGCGGCAAATTGGCCGCCTTCGGGCCAGCCGCTTTTCTAATGGACAACGACAGCGCGACCAGCAGAATCGAGGCCAAAACCCAATACATGGCCGACCTGGTGCCGCAGCTGCGACAGGGAATTCCCATGGCGCCCCACCAAATGGAACACCTGCGAAGCTTTGACAACATGACGCCCCAGGGCGCGGCGGTGAGTCGATAACATGGCATTTACGTGCACCCCCAATCTGCTGACGCACGGACCCCTGGCAACCAACGAAGCCGGGGGCGTCACAAAAAGCCATACGTCGAGCTATTTGATAGAGGGCACGGCTTCCGACTTCGGCACCGAGGCCACGGCACCGCTCAAGCCATTACATTCGATCATTTCAGGCCTACCGCAACCTGGCCAGGGTATGGACGTGCTCTACACCGGCGGCACGAGCAGGTTGTTTGTGGTAAATCGAACCTGTCGCATGGAAACGCCCACCCTGGCAATCGTGGACGTTACCTGGCAGCAATTCGAAACACGACTAAACACGCCCGACGGCATCGGAACATCGCACGACGTCGGCACCAAGACCGTGACCACGTCCACCGATCGAGCGGGCCAACCGATCGAGGTAGCTTTTGGCGCCAATAAACAGGTGGCCAGCATCACGGTGATGGACCCGGAGCCCGTGTATTCCGTTGAACTGGTCATCGACGTGGCCGCCGACACCGACCCGCACGTTGTGAGCGACTACTACGTTGGCAAGGTCAATTCATCGACCTGGCGGGGCTATATCGAAAATTCATGGCTATGCACCGCCGCCACGCCCCGCGTGCTGAACCCCTACCAGGTGCCGTGGGGCTTCAGGCGTTACGTGTATTCGTTTCGATTCGTCGCGTCGACCTACGGCCAGGGCTGGAACCCGAAGGTCGAGTGGATCGACGCCAATAGCAGGCGGCCACCCGACGGCCTGGAAGACGACGTCGGGCGAAAGCTTGTTACCTGGTACGAGGCGGTCGACTTCAACCAGGAACCACAAAACATTGCCGCAGGACTCTAATAGGAACCACAACAAATGGCCACGACATTCAACGACGACGCATCGTTCAACGGTTCGGTGAACCTGGCAAACGCCACCACACTGACCATGAAATCTGGCAGCGTCACAAACGGCGCGATACAGGCGAGCGCTGGCATCGATTACGACAAAATCGACCACCTGGTGGAGATCCCCGTCAATTTCGGGTTCGACGATACGACCACGCCACCGACTACTAAATCGTTTACGATCGGGATGCCGTGCGCCGCCGGCGTTATTCGTTACGTCAAAGCGTGGATGGTGGACACCGGCGGGTCGACGTCGATAACGTTTGATCTACACAAGGCGGGCAGTTCCTGCCTGTCGAGTGCAATAGCGTTCACAAATTCCGACGCCAACATCACGCCGAAATCGGGCACGATCAGCAGCAGCGCCCTTGCAGCTGATACGGATTACCTCCAGGCAATCATGACGGTCACGAGCGGCACCGACGCGCACGGGCCCAACATGGTGATCGGATACAGCTACACGGCGACCCCGTCATGATCCCAGACCAGGTTCGGCAAATCGGCGGTGGGGCCCTGGCGATCGTGATGGTGCAGGGGGCGGCGGCGGTGGCCGCGTCGGAGGATTCCAACGAAAACCCGACACAGTGGGTCTATACCGGAAAGCCGGTGGCAAAGGTCGGGCGTGGCTATGGCACGGTGACGTCGAACCCAAACGACTGGTCGCCCAGCGATACATGGGTGACAGGCCCGAACGACGCCTGGCGTGCGGTGGGGGACAACGTCACCATCTACAACATGCGCGAAGCCAACAACGCGTATATCGACACCCTTGCCGCCGTTCGACTGGGCAATGGCGTCTCGCATGCTGGCGATTATCCAGCGGGATTTGAAATGCGACCCCTGGAAATCGGGGGAATTTACCCGGCCATTGCGTTGACCGTCGACGGCGCCCTGGAATACTGGGTGTGGCAGTCGAACGGTGAAGACGGCACCTGTACCTAATGGCGCACTTTATTGGTTGTTGTTGCGCGGCGTGTTCGGGCACCGCAGCCGGGTGCAGCGAGGCAAATAGCGGCGTCACCGGCGGCATTTGCGCCGCGTCAGGTGCGCTGGTGACTACCTGGGAACTAGAAATTGAGGGGCTAAAGGTAAATAACAATTGGTGCGACCAGTCTGCCGACTGCGACACGTGCTACAAGCCCGAGGGCAGCGGTTCGGGCGAAGGGTCGGCAAATTGTCTAGAACCGTGGGGCGGCCTACTACCTTATGCGCGCCCGTGCTACGCTCACTCGCTGGAGGATTTGAACGGTCTCTACTTGGTCACATTTCCCGCCACCCACGGCGGTATTTCTGGTTGTTGCAATGGTGCCTCTATCGCCCTTCAACCACATACCAACGTCTACCAGTGCGCCTCATGTGCGGGTGGCCGTTCATCGACGTGCTTTTTTTCAGCTTACGTGTTCTTTCAACTTGACCTAACTGACCACAGCAGCAACGCAACATACCCAGGTCCAGTCGGTGCAAAAATGTTTCTATACACCATCATCGTAGGTGGCGTCACGTGCGGCGGTCCATACGCCGCCAACACGTATTTTCTCAATGATACCTTCAAGGCCTGCAACGCCCCATCTGGTGACGTGCCGGCGCTAAATTGCACAAGTCGAAATGTATGGGAAAATGAAATAACGTCACCATCTCCCATTTCAATCACCACCGGCAGCCTGGCCCCAGGGGTTGTGATTCCGAGGTACTACGGCGGCACCATCACAATGCGACCGATCTGCGAATGACCATCGACCTGAGCAAATACCGAAACGGGCACATGATCGCCGAGCGTCGCAAGCGACACGGGCGAACCTGTCGCCACCTGGGGCGCCGCCTTCGGTCGGTCGACGTGCCAGGCTGCTGCGGAACCAGCGTCACCGTGAGCCTGCACGCCTGCGGGATTCACCACCGCTGCTCGGTCGACGTGGCCGTGGGGGCCGACGGGGCCGCCGCCGCTGGCGTGCCGCCATTTGCCTGTTGCCAGGGGTGCGCCGACTGGTCGCCGGGGGACCGTTCAAGTTGACGGGCCCAAATGGCCGACTTAGGGTTCTGACGTGCAGCCCAGAACCAGCAACCTGATACCGCGCGCCGCCGTTCACCTCTGGGGCTGCACACCTCTAGGCGGCGCGCGGTTACGGGTTGCGGGAGCATTTCACATGCTGACGCTATTCTGGTGCGTGGTCGCCGTGTACGGCCTGTTGGCCGTCTCGCCCTGGGTCTACGAACAGGGGAAGCGCGATGGCATCTGCAAATGAACACCAGCAGCAATTTGGCAAGGTGCCCACGAGCGTGGTGCTGGCCGGTCGCCTAGCAGGTCAGACCCGCAGCGGGCTAGCGGTGTACCTGGTACTGGCCGCGACGGGCCAGGGGTGGGTGGCATCGCCTTCGGTTGCGACCATCGCCGCCGCCACCGGTTGCAGCCGCCGCACGGTTCAGCTGGCCCTGCGTGCCCTGGAATCTGCGGGCCTGATACGGGCCACCGGCCGCCCTGGAGGGGGCGCAATTTCGTATGAAATCACCACCAGCGAGGCGCAACTGGGAGCGCCACGAGGCGCAACCGGGGGCGCCACGATGCGCAGCCCAGATTGCGCCCATACAGAGTTAACAGATTTAACAGAAGCAGCAGAGCCTGCTGCTGGGTTGATTTCTCTTCTGGAGGGGGCAGGTATCGGGGAACCGACGCGGGGCAAATTGGCCGACGATCTGGCCCGACGTGGCGTCACTCGTGGCGACGTCGCCACCACGATCAGCGACACAAAGGCCACCGGCGGTGGCCCAGGCTTGATCGTGGCCCGCCTGCGTGACCTGTCGCAGCGTCGGACGAGGGCAAGGGCGTCAGCGACGGCCGAAGCGTCGACGCGGTCAGACGGCCGCCAGCGGGATCAGGAGTACCGCCGCCGAGTGGACGAGGAACGCCGAAGCCGCGACGCGGTGCTGGCCGGTTATACCGATGCGGAATTGGGCGCCGTCGCGTCGACGGTCGCGGCCGCGTGCCCATTGTTCGCGGGTCGAAATTGGCGAACGAACCAGGGGTTCAGGTCGGCGATGGTGCGGCACCTGGCAACGGCGACCCGCCAGGCGGCGACCGCATGAGCGTGCCCGCCGCCATCGTGCTGGCGGGGATCGAGAGGGCGGGCCTACCTGCGCCGGTGGCAGAATTCAGGTTTCACCCGGTGCGGCGTTGGCGACTGGACTATGCGTGGCCCGAAGGGTTCGTGGCCCTGGAGGTGGAGGGGGGCGTATGGTCGCGGGGCCGACATACACGGCCGACGGGATTTCTCAAGGACATAGAAAAATACAACACCGCGACGGCCCTGGGGTGGGCCATCATCAGGTGCACGCCGCAGACAATCCTGGCCGACGACACGCTGTCCTGGTTGCACATGGCCCTGCTCGATGTCGAGGTGGTCGAACATACCCTGGGCGACGACAAAAGCGGCCCAAACGCAGTTCGCCACGGCGACGCGTGGCGGCAGATCACTAGGAAAATGCCCCTATGAAAGAAAACCCGACGAAACCATGCGTCTGCGGCAATTATTGGCGAACCTTCTGGACCGACGGCGACGGCCGCCGCCGATCCCATAGCCTGGGGCCAGTCGCCACCCTGACCGAGCCCCAGGCGAGGCGGAAATGGCGGGCCTGGGCGAAAACGGATTACCTGTTGGCGTCGCGTGGCGTCACCCCCCAGACCGTCGCCGCCGCCGTGTCGCAATGGATCGAGCATTGCCGTGGCTATTACCGTCGACCCGACGGCAGCGATACCGGCGAAGCGTCGGCCTGTGCGTCGGCGCTGCGTTGGCTCGTTCGGCAGCACGGCGACCTGGCACCCGGCGACCTGCGACCCAGTCACCTGGAAGCGCTCCAGATCCACATGGCCGCCTGCAACGTCGCGCGGACCACGATCAACAGCTATTCCAACCGGTGCAGGCGTTGGGCGAAATGGGCGGTACGCCGCGATCTGGCGCCGCCCGACCTGGCGACCGGCTGGCAGGCAGTGCCGAACCTTCGACGCGGCAGGACCGACGCCAGGGAAACCGACGGCCGGCCGCCGGTGGGTCGCGTGGTCTTCGCCGTGACGGTCGACCATCTGGGGCGAACCGAGTTCGCCGACCTGGTGCCGCTGGTTCATTTGCTCTGGCATACCGGGGCCAGGCCGTCGGAGCTATGCACCATGCGGGGCGAGGACATCGACCGAAGCACCACGCCCTGGGTCTACAGACCGACGCGGCACAAGACCGAACGAAGTTCTGGCCGCGTGATCCAGTTCGGGCCCCAGGCACGGGCCCACCTGGAACCCCTGTCGGCCTTGGTGGATGGCGGTCCATGTTTCGAGGTCAGGGGGCAGCCGGTGACGCAGCGAATCCTACGCAACGCAATACGGCACGCCTGCGACCTGGCCGACGTCGAGGCGTGGACCCCTTACCAGTTGAGGCACGCAGCCCTGGAGCGTATCGAGGAGGCATACGGCCGAACCGGTGCCATGAGGGTGGCGGGCCACCAGGCGGCCGCGACGACCGACCACTATGTGCGGGTTCAGCGTGCGAACGAACAAGAAGCGGCGACGATTGCTGAGGCGATCGGCTGACGATCGGCGCTGCGTTGATTGTGCATCACGGGCAACATCAAGCCATGGCGAAACAGCAGGGAAACAGGGCCGCGTCTTGTCAACCCCAACAAAAGCGGCTATCAGTTGGGAGCCTGTTCGCGGGGATCGGGGGCCTGGAACTGGGCCTGGAGCGCTGCGGCATGGGCGTGCGGTGGCAAGTGGAAATCGACCCGTGGTGCCGCAAGGTATTGGCGAAACATTGGCCCGACGTGGAGCGACACGATGACATCAAAACATGGCCCAAACCCGACACCGAGCGCGTTGACGTCATCTGCGGGGGATTCCCCTGCCAGGACATCAGCACGGCAGGCAAGGGCGCAGGCCTGGCCGGTGCCCGATCTGGCCTGTTCTACGAGGCCATGCGGGTCGTTCGCGACCTGGAACCCCGATACATCCTCCTGGAGAACGTCTCAGCGCTGCTTGTTCGGGGGATGGATTCCGTACTCGGAGAGCTGGCCCAGGTCGGGATGGATGCGGTCTGGCATTGCGTCACGGCTGCCAGTGTTGGTGCCCCTCACCGCCGCGACCGCGTGTTCATCATCGGATACAGGCCCGGCGATGTGGCCGACACCGAGGGCCACCGAGTACAAGAATCCGGGGATGTCGATAGCGAAACGGGAAAAGGGAATGCCCCCAGAGAATCTGACGGAAGCAGTGAAAATGTGGCCGACACCGAGAGCGTGCTCAATAATGGCAAACCAGAAAATAACGCCGGAATTGGGGCAACGGGGCAACAGAAATCTAGAGGAAGAGGTCGCCAGACAAATGTGGCCGACACCAGGGGGCAAGGTGCACCCGAATGTGATCGACCCCGACGATCTGGTGAATCGACTGGGGGAACCCCTGAAACAAGGGGAAAAACCCCACGACCGTCGAACGGGGCGCCCTGTGCAGACATGTCTACCGGATGCGGTCAAGCTCTGGCCGACCCCGACAGCGTCGGCCCACAAGGGCAGCGGGCAAACAGGCACGATGCGCGACCGACTCGATTATGCAGCGGAACGGCCCGAGGGGGAGCGCATTTCTGGGCAGCTGAACCCGCAGTGGGTCGAGTGGCTCATGGGATTCCCCGCCGGGTGGACCGACTTAGAGGGCTAGGAAACGCCGTGGTGCCCCAGGTGGCTCAGTTCGTAGGCGAAATGCTTCTGGATATTCACCGGGGACAAATCCCGGCGCCTGGAGTGTCGGTTTACCCCCTTCGCGAAACCGACATCAAACCGACATGAAACAGACAAAACCGACAAACGCGGGGAAAAACCCCCGCCGCCCCATTCTGGCACCGCGGGGGGGAATGTTTCCCCCCTGCGGGGGGCGCATTCGCCAGAAACGGAAAAAGACCGATGGCAGGAAGACCACCAGCAAATGACGAGATAACGCGATCCTTGACGATGGTCCGAATCGAATTCATGATCCCCGACCCCGAGCAGGGCGGCGACCTTCTCCGCGATCAAATCCAGGCGGTGCTGCTCGCCATGGAGGAGGCCCGCCCCCACCTGGGGGCCCATGTCACCGCCCGCATCATGGCCGTCGACCGAAGCGGCGACGTCTGGTGGAGCCCGTCATACGAACCCCTGGTCATGCTGTCGACCTGGGACACCTCGACCCTCGACGCGTGCCCAGAGTGCGGCGTCGACATCACGCAGCTGGAACCCCTCTGGCACTGGTGCAGACGTGACGGGGCACGA